CTACAATTTACTATTTTTGGTGTGTGAACACCAAAAATTTTTTCTCTTTGTATTCATTCATTGACAAATACTTTATTAAGTCTCCATAATGTCTCTCTACGTCGTTAATAGTAGTGTTCCAATTGTGTGCTGTGGCTTCGTTGCATAGATCAAAATTGTACCAATTAAACAAAGTTATTGGTAAATTTTCTTTGATCACTATGTCCTCTGTCATCTTTGTTTTACCAACTGTGGTTAAATAACTCATTTTTCTAGTTTTGATGGTTTCTTTATTTAACTCACTGACACCATTAGTCAACTCGTATTTGTACTTTAACTTTATGAAATCAGGACCTAACGACCACTGCTTGTTTGCATCTTTATATAATGTGAAAGAACAATATTTCCCACCTTTGTCACTTTGTTTACATTTCAACAACATATTGTAAAATAATTTTGTCTTCTTAACATGCGATTTAATATCAAATTTGTTCTTAATAAACATAGCATTGTCGTCACCTAGTCCCAAAAATAACACTATATTCTCCCACATATTTTTGACCAATGGTTTGTGAACTTGAAAGTTTGTGAACACATTACCTAATGCAGTAGTGGGTGTCCCCGTTTGTCTCATTGCCTTTCTATATCCTGAGAAGAATTTTGTTTTGAATTTCCAAAGACCGTGTGTTGCGGACCACCATTCAGCGATGTTCAACTCTAATCCCAACAAAACGTACAAATACATCTCAACTCCCAAGAGTGACTCATCCGTTTGTCTGTCTTGTTTAGACAAATCACCTTCATACACATATTTGCTTTCGCTTGCAGTTCTTATCAAAGAATCTAATTCCGTAGGCGTCAAACCATCTGTGTAAAAAAATTTGTCATGTAACAACGTTTTAAATCTTGATTTAATCACTTTGAACAATGGTGACACTATTGCACTTATTTTATAATGTGGCCAAACAATTATTCGCGGATTTTGGTCTGCTATATTGTTCCAATTGTCTTCTTTAAATATTGCTTCCATTTTTGTAGTGATGTGTACTTCAGTGTAATTGAACAAAGCTAAATCCCGGTCCAACCAGTCTAAAAGTTCTTGCTTAATTTTCTCTGTATATTTGGCTTTAAGTAACCATTCTCTAGTTAGTTTGTAATTGAACACCAATGGGTCATTCATCCATTGTTCACACACCTCCAACCACCCTTTTTTGAAATATGTATTTGCGAAATCAATTGCTTGAGTCAAATAATCTTTGACTTTGAATTTTCTTAGCTTTTGTGCTCCAAACAATCTTTTTGTGACAACATTAATGTCAGTATATAACAATTTTTGTATGTATGGTCTTGCCATAGCAGGAAATTCATTCACTGTGTGTTTAACTATTGTTGTTAAATTAACCGGAACCTGTTTCATTATTACTTGACCAGTTGCTAAATTATTGTGGAGCTCTACTACGCTAGATTGGTCTAGATTCTCCCATAAGTCATATAACTCTGGGGTAGAGATGTCATCAAATGACGTGGTCATCTCCACATCTGAATTGTACAAAATCATTTTATCATTCAATTCCATGTCTCTTACATCATAATGACCGTTGTCTCCCATTATCTTTCTTAATTTTTTCAATTTTAACCAGTTACCTTCTCTTTGTTGTAAAAGAAAATTTACATTGTTTAAAGCTTCCAAACTCGTCAGTTTCTTTTCCTCGTCATTGCTCAATAGTTTCTCTTTGACACTATTGATTTCTTTAAAAGACAAGTTCCATTTATCTTGACTATTTTTGTACCCTTTAAACTTACTCAACTGATACACAAAATTTTCATTTGAACCTCCAATTACCAAAATTTCGAACCACCTGTAGTCCTTCTTCACCCAACATTTGATTTTATTCTCCGTTTCTGACCTCATTATCATCATATCATCGTCAGGTAAAGTTAAAGGAGCTGGGTCATTGATTTGTTTCAAATCATAACCTTGATTGTTTAGTTTCAATTGTTGGTTTAATACAGCGGTTTCTTCAGATGTTGAGCTTCTTGACAAATTCATTAATTCACCTTTCTCGAAATTGTATTTCATTTCACTCAATTTTTCTTTAAGTTGTTTGAATTCATTAGACAAAGATCTCTCATTTGTTCTCAATAGTATTTCTCCGAATTTTGTCAATGTAACGTTTGTTGGTTGTTGTAACATATGTTTAGTTAGGGAAACCATTAGTGTTACTTGTTCGACTTTATTATTAGTCAAAGCCCAGTACAATAGACCTTTTTGTACTATCAATCTGACACTGGCATTCTTAGTCCTGTTCAACCATGTTAATATTTCTTTAGAACAAGGATTGTTGTTTAATATTATTTTGTTTTCCGTATTATATTCATCCCACTTTTGAATGTACAACCAATGGTGGTCTTTATTATCAAAGTCATTTATCACATAAGTGTTCTCTGATGTCGTTGTTATTTCTGGTCTTGTCCTCGTTCTGTACATTACATTTGTGTTCTCATCAATGTCACCAAAAATTAAAGTTTTAGTTAGTATTGATCTCAGTTCTTTGGTTGGTTTAATAATTTTGTTCAAAGTTAACACGTATTCACATCCATCATTTAACAATTGAGTTTGTTCAATGTTTGTTTTCTCTTCCCACTCTACTTGTTCGACTCTATCAGAATAAATTAATAAAATTGTTTCATTTTGTTGTAATAAATTAGAACCCATCAATATTCGCT